TGGCAATCTCAATCTCAGCAACGCTGAAGTTTGCCAACAGCCTTTTGAAGTGTTCCTTGGCTTTTGCCTTCCTGCCTGGATTCCTCGTCACCTTCATCCGCCAATCACTCCACCAGCTTTCAAAAGCTGGATCTAATTCTTTATTTTTTTCTTTATATTTAATTTCATCCTTATTTCTTTTATTTATATAGTTGTCCACATGGCTACTTGTGGACATCTGGACATCTGGTTTTTCAGGTTCATTTTCCAGATGGCTAGAAGTGGACATCTGGACATCTGGATTCTGTGGCTCTTGGCTAATAATCCATTGCCAAGACTTCACCTGTCCTTTGTCATTGCGGATTTGTTGCTTCTTCAGAAATCCCGATTCCTTCAGTTCTTCCAATGCGTTCGTCACTCGCCTTCTGCCTTCTTGAAAATGGTCACGCAACTGGTCAACCCGAATCTGAAAGTCTGGTGGCTTGCTGATGAGATATGCCAGCAGCCCTCTGGCAGTTAGTGAGAGGATGTCATTCTGTAGAATGTGATTCCCGATTACCGTGTATGGAATATTATCGGGAACTCGCTTGATGACGGTCATTCAAACCTCTAGCGTTTCAAAAGGATTGAGGTATTTAATCGGAACAAACCAAGCTGGTGAACGAACGTCTGTCCTCCAGAACTGGTCCTGCTTGCCTTCGCTGCCTTTGATCCAGCCGTGAATTTCGTAAACTGGGGAATTGCCTGTGACTAAGACGAAGTTGTCCTCACCGGAATCAATCGGTCTGATGATGAGGTTCTTGTGGCTCAATGCCGTGCGTACTTGGAAACCGCAAACGTCCGGTTTCTTGAAGGTGTCCACGCTGCCGTCCCAATAGCGGCCTAATGCCTTGGCAACCGCCAACTCACCACAAGCGCCTTCCAGATGATTGTGCCAATCGTAGCGTTTCTGATTCGTCGAATCCTGACGCTGATACTTGATATTCGCTAGATTTCGCAATCTGCCAATTTCGGTTGCCATTGCCAGCTCATGCCACGATAGCTTCACTTTCATCAGTCTCCGGTATCAACCCCAAACGGTCTTCGGTCTGGGTCATCAGTTGCGTCAATGCAGTGATTTCGTCTTTGCTCAGTTGCTTGTAATTGCTAGCTTCTCGCGCCATTCTTCTGGCGTTTTCGTATCCGTTGCGGTTCTTGGCTTCCTCAAACTGAGCCTTGCAGCGTTCAAAAACCGGATTGGCCTTTGCCTCAATGAATGGCTCATTGTCTGGCGGATTCGGCTCAACGGTTGCTCCGTTTTCATCAAACTCTCCATCCAGGCCAGTGATGCCAAAGCACAAGCGGATGGCTTGCTTCATGGCTGCCTGTCTCAGCATCCGGTTTGGGTAGTTCTTCCAAGCAGGACTTCGATCATTAAAGCAATCGCTTAGATATTCTGTCACCTCGGTTGGATGAGTGCGGTCTTTGCGATAAATGCGAGCCGTGGCGGAAATGACTTTGCCTTTGTCATCTGCCTCCCTGCCGAATTCAATCCGCTCAAACTGCGGATGGTTGTTCATGATCTTGATGTAGCCATCAACGGAAATGCTGGTTGTGATTCCGCCTTTGTTGTCTGGGAATGCCCAAATTTCCTTTGTTATTGGATTTAATTTGAACTGTTTTGCTACTGCTAAAAATGCCATTAAATGTTCAGGCTTGTTGCCCGAAGGCAAAACTGTTTTGAAAAGAACTTCTTCTAATTCTGCTGGGTTGACTTCGCATTGTTGAGCGACTGAAGTAATCAAATTGTTTTGTTTCATAATTTCCCATTAAGATTTTCAATTCTTCTATAGGTTGAAGCTTACTTTGTGGCACATTAAAGGTTTCTATTGTTGAACCTTTAAGCCGGTAAAATCGCTCCTTTTTGCCAAAAATCCCCAAAGTCCAACCTGCTATTTTAAATTCAGTTAAGTCATTATTTGCAATGACAAGAATGAATTTACTTGTGTCTAAGTCACCTTTTCTTAATGTTAAGTATCCATCTCTATGCTTAGTGGCTCGAACTTCAATGTTTGAAGCCAAATCACCTTTTTCTAAAGGTGTATGTAGGTTACCATTGTAGAAAATACCCAGTGCTTTTGCAGCAGCCACCTCAGAGGCAACTCCTAGTCTTTGATTGGCAAACACCTTTTGTGTGTCAACATACTCATTATTTTTTTGTGAATATTGGCTACTTTTGGATGTTTTAATATGTGCAAAAAGTTCAACAGTCCGAAGGTCGTTTGCGTCTAAAGTGATATTCATAAAATCCTTTGTGATAAATAATTAATTCAACTACTTCTGCGCTCATTACTCTTTCTCCTGCATGTAAAAAGTAAAAAAAGTATTAAGGTATTATCTTGAACTATAAGACCTGAATACATGGTGATTCGCGCCTTCCAGCCAGCTTGAGCTTCCAAGATAGCCGTATCGCTTACTCCGGCACATGAATGGTTGCCCGTTTTTTTAGGGAGGATGGGCAAAACCGGAAAACCAGAAGGCTTAATCTGTTATAAAATCATCCTCATATTCAGAAGGTTTTGAACCTTCTACCCAGACCGGATTCAGGTATTGTGTGATTTGTCCACCACGATTAATAAACGCCAAAATCTCTTCTGGAAAAAGTGAATCAGCCGGAACTTCGGTTGAAGTGACTGAAGCGTCATTCCACTTCTCTTTGACCTCAACCTGCTTCTTGGCCTCAATCTCTAGCTCTTCTCTTTTCTCAGCAGCCTTATTTCCAAAGTGGACTTTGCGGCATTCAGCGGAACAAAACTTTGCTCTCGACTTGCTCGTCACTGGCTTAAATTGCTTTGAACAAATCCAGCATTTAAGAAGTCGATTGTGGTCAAGTCTTGAGCGGTTTCTTTTAAGGTGGACAAGTCCGTTGCAGGTTGGTGAACAGTATTTTTGGCTTCCGGCTTTTGGTTGAAACGTCTTCTGGCAAACCTCGCATTCTTTGGGTTTTAGCGTCCCAGGCATTCTGGGAATCGTGCCTCGAACGTACGCTCGTCTTTTGTCGTTGATATAACGGCATTGGTGACTACATAAAATGTTGCGCTCAGTTCTAGGCTGAAACACCTCGCCACACTCAACGCATGGTCTTGGCTCAACAATTACCGTCTTTTTATAATGCTGGTTATAGCAACGAGTGCCGCAAAACCGCTGATCCTTACGAGTGGGCAAAAACAGCTTGCTGCATTGCTCGCAGGCGATCTTCACTTTCGGCTTTCTGACTTTGTCGCGATAACGTGCAGCGTTTTGCTTCTTCAACTCATAACCGCATTTGTGCGAACAAGTCTTGTGGCTACTGGACTTTCTATTGAACCGCTTTGAGCAAATCACACACTGCGGCTTTGTATGCTTGGCCTTCAACTCGTCAAAACAGATTTGTCCGCAAGTTCTTTCCTCGCCTTCGGTCAAAAACTTCAGGCCGCAATTCGTGCAGGTTCTAATCGTCAATGATTGCCTCGTAATCCCATGTGTCTTCGTTGAATGGGTCATCCATTCTTTTGATTCTCTCTTCCTTCGATATGTCTAGCGGCTTCAAATCAAAACAGTTTCGCTCATGCTTTTGGTGCGACAACTTGCCGCAACGACTGCATTCGTATAACTGACAGAAGGTTGGTTTACGCCTTTCAGATTGCCGGACCAATCCCCAGAAATAAGCCTCTTTGCGCCTAGTTTCTTCTCTGAACTCTTCGAGCGTTCGCATACTTCCTATTGATGAAATACAAGCGAATGCGCCACCAGAGCTTGCGATACCAAGGCGCTGAATAGTGTGTGATGATTCTTGATTTGCTCTTAGATTCGGCTCTGAAGAAGTAAGCCTGAATGGTTGGTGTGCTTGTCATGCTTCAACTCCATGTTGTGGTGGGGAAGCCTTGCTCAAGCTGCTGGCAGACCCCTCCGCCATTACAAAAACAAGGCTTTGATTCCCCATGTAGACTGCTGAATGAGCCATAGCGCTCCAGCCGCTTCTCCCAAAGCGTCAACTCGGTCACTGAGTTGAAAAGCTATGGCTCAGTCAACTGTCGCAATTCTGCGAGTTGCCTTCAAAGCTGTCTTCTGCAATCTCGCAATCTCAACCGCTCGCTCCGCCTGAACCGCTTTGATTGCTGTGTCAGCAGAAATCTGCACAGACAGCTTCTGCAAAATAAGGTTGTGTTCTGCAATCATGTTCTTGATCTCAGCCAGTTCGCTTCTCAACTCGTCATCCATTGACAACCTCGCGAATCTGCTGAACCTCTGCTTCTGACCATTCAACTGGTGCATATTTATGAAGTTGTTTTCCTGGCGGAATCCTGCCTTCTCGTCTTAGCCTTCTCAGCTTGTCCACTGAAACGCCAATTTGATGAGCCAGTTGTGGTGCAGTCAGCATATTGGGTTAATTATTTGCAAATCAGTTAGCAGTTAAATGGAATTTCCGAATAATTTATTCGCATATTATTCTTAAGTCAACCTATTTTTATTCGTATGTTGAGATCTATTCCAAAACCATTCGCTGAAAAGATTGCTGAGAAAAGAAAAATCCTAGGAATCAGTCAGATAGACTTGGGCAAGCAAATTGGCGTGAGTCAGGCTGTCTATCACCGCATTGAGCAAGCGAAGACTCGCGTTGATATAGAAGTGATTAAAAAACTTTGTGAGGTTCTAGGTCTTGACGTATCGGAAGCGTTGACGCCTGACCAGGTGAAAAAGTCAGAACAGAAGGAAGGTTATCGAACGATTCCTGAGTACAACGTTCGGGTTTCTGCTGGGCATGGCGAATTTCAAGGCATTGAGGAGATAAAGCAGAATCTGCAAATGCCCAAAATGTTTCTTCCTGAAAATGGACAAGTGGGTTTCGTCAGAGTCGAAGGTGATTCCATGACACCAACAATCGCACATGGCGATTATGTGGCTGTTGAATTTGATTCTGGGTACACCAGTGACGGTTTGTATCTAATCCGTATAGATGATGCGGTTTTTGTGAAGAGGCTTCAGAGGAAGTTTGGAGGAGTCAGGATCATTTCAGACAATCAGCAGTATGAAGAAATGAACGTTTCACCGGATGATGGAAACGACTTTGGCTTGATTGGTCGCGTGGCTTTAGTGATTCGGAAGACATGAGCCACAAAAATGAAATCGTCTCAGATCAACGCCAAAAGGCTTATGTTGGTCAGTTGTGGATTAACAGGAAGCGTTATCGCAGAGTTCTGATTCGTTTTGTGGATGCTGAAGGATTAGAGCCTGACGAGTTGAACGCTTTGCTGGTCGAGCGATTCTTGACGCTGAAAGAAAAGCTGAGTCGAGAAGTCGAGAGGCTTACTGATGAACAAGGTTTGTTTTTTTCAGAACTGTTGGATTTGTTTCTGGCGCACGTTCAAGCAAACCGTGACGAGCGAACGGTTGGCAAGTATCGGCAGCAATTGCTTCGCTACCAAAAAGTAGTTGGTGACTATCGCATTCGGCTTCACTCCGCACAGTTGACTGACAAGTTCGTCTTGGCTTTAAGAAAGGCTGGACTGAATGATCACAGTTGTAATTCTTATCTTCGAGCAGTTCGAGCGATTCTTAATTGGTCTTGGGAGCAAGGTTACTTACCAGCCGCAATTAAAGTCAAAAGCGTTCGCTCGTCCAAACCTTTGCCTGCTGTCTTCTCTCAGCAACAACTAGAAGATTTGCGGCAACACCTAGAAGACGGTTGGCAGGAAACCAAACGAAGACGGTTCTTGGTGCTGCTTCGAGCCTGGTGGTTTTTGCGATTTACTGGAATGCGTGGTGGCGAACTGCTGGCCTTGCGTTGGGATAATGTTTACCCAGACCGAATCGAACTGCGCTCAACAAAGGATTGGAAAGTCAAAGGCAGGAAAGACGCAATCATTCCAATCGCTGAAGATTTAAAAGAATTTATTCAGGCGCAGGATATTCAAGGCGAGCGTTATGTGCTGGATGATGGCAGAGGTAAGCCGCTTTATTCAAGCCTTGGGGATTTGACCAAATCCATGAGGAAGGCGCTTCTAAAGGTAGGAATAGAAAACGCAAAACCGTTGCACTCGTTTAGAAGTACGGTTGCGACTGAGTTGCTTTCCGGTGAGTCTTCAAATCCGGTTCATGTTCAAATGCTACTTCGTCACGAATCAATTCAAACAACCATGTCTTATTTAAATAGTGACCACTTGCAGCAAGTGGACTTGGTAAATAAGTTGGGAACTGGCGGAAACACTGGCAAGAAAAAATTGAAAGAATCCAGCAAGCCCAGTATTCATCTAGCCTATAGCCGAAAACACTAAGGTGACTGTTAATCATTGGGTCGCTGGTTCGAGTCCAGCTTGGGGAGCCACTTCCAGATGATTTGCCACACTTCCGTTAAGTGGCGGTTTTGATTATCCGCCAGTGATTGCCTCTTTTAGCTTCTTTGCCTTCCTCATTTTTCGATAAACGCCCACACCTGCCGCTGCCATTGGCAACCCTACTGCTGTCAAGATTAGCTCAACGCCACCGGATTCAACAGCAGAATTGAAGTATTCAAAAAAGATTTCCATTTAATAACTCCAGATCATTAAACCGTCTTCTCTATCGTCTACATGCAGAAATCTTTGACTGCCTGTGAAACTGAAGCCATAGCCACCGAACAGGCCCATTTGAATTCCAATTTCTAGCAACCTTGCCCCATCTGCATTCCAGCAAGCAATGTCTACAGCTCGGCCTAATACATGATAACCTGTTGATTTTGGCTTTCCGTCTTTCCATTTAGCTTTTTCAACCGGATGTTCTGGCGAGCGATAAGCTGACGTTAATCTGATGGGTTTGCCGTAATGCTGCCGCAATGTCTCTAGCTTCGTCAGAAATGCACTGGAAACCTTGCACTCGCCTGTGAATTTGCACTTCAGCTCGTCCCTCGAAAAATGCTCAGAATGGTCAATATAGTCCATCAAGTCTCCTTTTCTGGGTAATCAATACATTCTTGACTATACATTTCGCCAAACGCCTCTCTCTGTGACAAAGGCATTAGTTGCAAATCGACATATCTGTGATTTTCGCGGTAATGGTCAATCACACAACTGCAAAGCTGAATTGCCGATTGCATGGCGAGATTACTGGTCATGCCTTGAAGCTGATAGGTGGGAGCAAGTCGCAAGGAACACTGATAAGCCCATGAAACCAGGTGAAGCGTTTTATACTCAACAGGCAAAGCGTAAGCTGAAGTGGAAAGAAGCAAAGCCAAACCTGTGAGAAGCGGTTTCATTTTTTTAGATTATCCATTTTCTGACTTAGCTCACTGATCGCAACCGTCATGTTCGTCAAAGTAGTGTTGAGTTTTTCGTGAACTGCTAAAAGCTGCTGAGACTGCGCGGCCTGAAGGTTCGCAAGCTTTTCAGTAGTGGCTTGCTGCAATTGTGAATTTTCGCGCAAAAGTTCTGAAACACGAATATCGCTTTCAGAGTCCTTAGTTAGCCAAATATTTCGCTCCTTTTCAAAACCTCTTAAAAGAAACACGATCAACCACCCAGAAAAGGTTAAGGAAGCCATGCCAAAACCTAAATCTTGGACTAATTGAATCATTGTGTTGGGTTCTGCTGGCATATGCTCGGCCTTAGTTACGGTGTTTCGGGTTCATCTGCTGGTAGTGGTTCGTTGCCTTCTGCAAGCCATTGCAAATATGCTTGGTAGTCTGTGTTTGCTGGGTCGAATGGAATTGAAGCATTGTCTGACAATCGAATAACGCAAGAATGCTCTTTTTGCCCAAAATTTAAAATAGTCAATTTATACATTTCAAAGTTCTGCTAAAAGGTCTAAGTATCCACTGGTATAGTCATCTCTAAGAGTGCAAGGTCTATACGAAGTACCCCCAGTGGCATGTGTTACATACAAGCGAAGTGTGTGTGGAGTACCACCTGATATACTAATTGCACTTACCGAAGCTCCATATGATGTATTGTCTGAAATTTGCAACCCACTGAAAGTCAAGGTAGGTGTGGCTCGCATTGAGACCTTTGGGTAAACAATAATCTGACTTGTGGTAGTAGCAGCCATTTGAAACCCGTGTCCAACAGTTTCGCCAGAAATGCCAAAAACCGCCTTCCTTTCAAAATACCTCTGACACAAAGCTAACTCTACCGATATGGGACGATGCTCGAATGGAGTTGCGACGGATGTTGCGGCCTCAAATTGAATATTTGTTAAATACAAAAAATCTCCAGCTTGCGGATTAGTCGCATCATCAGACCAAATAAAAATAATTATGTTTTTAGTGCTTGCGGTGTCTATATTTGC